CGCAGGTAGTCGTCGCCGTAGGTCTTCCACATGTCGTCCGCATCGACGTTGCAGTCGGCGGCGGCGCGCTTGCTGAGTTCCTTTGCCGCAGCAACAACGGCGGCTGGCGTGTGCTTCGCTTCCATCTCATCGCCCCTTTGTTCGTGCCGTGTTCGGCGGGATGAGTGGACTGTAGCAAGAAACTTTGTGGGCCACAAGAAGGTTTGTGGTCCCTGATACAAAAAAGCCCGCCGAAGTTGGCGGGCTGGGTGGTGCGTGCTTGTAATCGCTAGTCGTCAGTGCCTCGAACCCGGCGGCCTAGCTCATCGTCGAGGGCGGCCACGGCGCCTCTGGTGAATGTCGGCGAGCGGTCTGCCTCGCCACACAGGCGCAGTTCGTAGTTGCGTTGGGCATAGATCACGACTGCGGCGAAGCCGATGACCCTCTTTGCCCTTACCCCGTCGGCGATAGCGTCCACGCACTTCTGCGTGTCCGCGGATATCTCCGACTGAACGAGATGGAACGGACGCTTCATCTACTTCCTTTTCTTCCTTGATTGCTCTTCCATGGAGGCAATCAGTTGCTCCCTGGTTGGTGGCGTGGCGAGGCCGTACTTTTCGCGCCAGATCTTCTTTTCCCTCTCCCGCTCCTCGGCGGCCTTCTTCTCTATCTGTTGCAGGACCGTCGCGCGCTCGGAAGCAATGAGTGCGTCGAATGCCACCAGTAGGCGGCGCTGCATGTCGTTCAGCACCACCCCTGCGGCCGCCTCCTCCGGCGCCGCTGGTTGTTTCCCATCCTCCAGTAGGGGCGGCAGGCGCAGGGCAAGTAGGTTCTCCACCGTGGTCCCCATCGCTCGTGCCAGGTGGCTGATGTAGCGCGGGTGCTTCGCCTTGCCGCCCTCCAACTGCTGAAGGTTCTGGTACTTGACGCCATGGCCGATGCGGCGCGCCAGCTCCGGGTGGGTTAACCCGGAGCCCTCGCGCCACGTCTTGACCAGTTCGCCGAGTGTTTTCACAGCAAAGCATTTTGTCCCCACTTGTGCACAAGAACGTTTGTGCTTTAAACTCGCAAACAATCTTGTAGGAGAGCCGCTTTCATGACCCCCCGCGAGGCCCTCATGGCCGCCATTGATGTGCTCGGCAGCCAGAAAGCTGTTGCAGCCGCAGCCGGTGCGGATGTCGAGACCGGCCACGTCTATTACTGGCTGAACAAGGCCAACGAAGTGCCTGCTCGCTACTGCCCCGGGATCGAGCGCGAGACCCGCGAGAAGGGCACGCCCATCTTCTGCGAGTGGCTCTGCCCCAGCGCCGACTGGAAGGCTGTGCGCAGGCAGAGTGGGCCGCCGCCCACGGCCAGTGCTGAGCACGCCGCTGCGGTGGAGGCTGTTCGCATCTTCTACGGCGCCACCGAGCGCCCCCTGCCCAAAGGCAGCGACCGGCCCAGCAAGCCCCGCAGCGAGAGGCGCTGAGCCATGGGACATCCGAAACGCGCCCGCCACACGTCCGAGGCCGAACTCCGCGCATTGGTCGGCGAAGGCTTGAACGCGATTCAAATCGCGGAGCGCATTGAGGCGCCGCTCGGTTCTGTGCGGGTCTGCCTGTCGATGCTTGGCATCAGCACGCGCGCTAACTACAGGGCCGCCAGAGTCGGATTCCGACTTGACGGTAAGACCCCGGCCACCGGCGCCAGGTGCGTACCCAAGAATCCGCGTGGCCCACAGCGCGAACACCCGGTTTCCGCGTGGGGTGAGGCGTACCGCGCCGGTCAGGGCCTGAGGGAGATTGCCGACGCTGCGTCGGTTTCGTACAGCACCGTGTGGCGGCTCTTGGTCAAGGCCGGCTATGTCACACCGAATGGCCGCAAGGCATTTGATGCCAAGCGCGCCGCCGCCTGAGCCATGCGCAATCAAAGCCGCTGCTCCGAGGCAGCTTGCAAAAGCTCCAACGCTGCGGCGTTGTGCTCCATCGCTATCGCCTTGTGCTCACGGGCAAGGCCAACCAGCGCGCGGACCAGGAACCTCTGGAGTGCCGCCTTGGCCCATAGCGCTGGATCTACAGGCTCCTCCCTGGCCGCTCCCGCGGCCTTTGCGCCCGGCTCCCCGTGTGGTGGGGCTGGGCGCATCTTTTCTTCCGGCCGACGCACTGTGCGGCGCGCCCTCTCTCCGTCGCTCATATCAAGCCTTTCTTCTTCGTTGTTGTCTACGGCTGAAGTATTTGGCGGGCCGTTGACATAGATCAATCACAGCCAAGGGAGACATCTGCAATGCAACGCCTTCTCGACGCCTTCCACAACCTCGTTCACAAGACCTACCCGGGCGGCGCAGAAGCGCTGGCTCCGCGGTTGGGCAAGCGCCCGACGACCCTGAGCCACGAGGTGCGTCCTCCTGCTGGCAGCACGGCCAAGCTCGGCCTGCTCGATGCGCTGGAAATCATGGAGTTGACCGACTCCACCCCGATGCAACTGATGTGCGCGCACTTCGGCGGCATGTTCGTTCCGCTGCCGCAGCAAGGGGAGGGTGGCGAGGTCACGGCCAGCTACCTCGTGAGGCTGGCAAAAGAGTTCGGTGACGCAATCGCCACCATCTCCGACCGCAGTTCTGACGGGCACATCTCCGACAACGACGCCAGGGACATCCAGCGCGAGTGCCTGGAACTGATGGCAGCGATCAACGCGACGCTGCAGCACATCCAGGCGCGGAACCTGGCGGGCAAGCCGATCGAGCATCACCTGATGGCGGTCGCATGAGCGAAATCACGTACACGGTTGGCGGCCGGCAAGTCACTGCCGACCAATTCAAGGCGACGGCAAAGAAAGCTCAGCCTCGCGTGTCGGCGCAGGCCAGCAAGCGCGTCGAGTCGCGCAGTGACGCAAACATCTCGCAGGGCTTCGCTGTCCTCGGCTACTCGCCTGACCACTGGTCGCAGAAGGATGCCGCCTACCGCGAGGCCATCAAGGCCTACGAGGCGGCCCCCGAGACCGCGAAGCACCCCGGCACTCCTGACGAGTTCGAGCTTCGCTGGATGGCCCGCAACAAGCCCAAGCGCGCCCGCAGCAAGCCATTTGAGTCGGCCGCCGACCTGTGCGCCGAGATGATGCGCAAGGCCGGATGGCTGCATGTGCATGTCGAAGAGTTGCTGCGTCGCAGCGACGACCCTGCACTCATCTGAGGCCGAGCCATGAGAGCAACAGGCGGCACCTGGCTGTTCAGCGACTCCAAGCTCCAGAGCACGACCAACCCGCGCGCACTGAAGCGGATGCTGATCGCGGCCGAGCGTCAGGTGGCACAGGCCACAAAGATCGGCTGGCCTTCGCTTGCGAAATCGTGGCAGCGCGATGTCGAGCGGATCATGGAACGGATGGAGATGGAAAGGGGAAGCGCATGACGCAAGCAGAGATTCTGTACCGCCACCTTCGCCGTCGCGCGATGACCACCATGGAGATGCTCGCGCTGGGCGTTTCCGTGGCGCCTTGGAAGCGAATTGCGGAAGGCCGGCACCACCTGAAGCCGGGCGAGCGCATCGTCAAGGGCGAGCGCAAGGGCCTCGTGACGTACCGGGTGGTTCGCTGAAATCTGGATGAGACGCCACCGGATGTCCCCCGTATTTCCACAGCGCTGTCCACAGGCTTTTTGAGCCCGCAATAGAACAATTACGGCATGGCACGCATTCGCACGATCAAGCCCGAGTTCCCGCAGTCAGAGAGCATGGGGAGGGTCAGCCGCGAGGCGAGACTTTGCTTCGTATTGCTCTGGACACTGGCTGACGATGCGGGGAGGCTTCGCGGGAATTCGCGAATGCTCGCGAGCCTTCTCTACCCGTATGACGATGATGCAAAAAAGCACATCGACAAGTGGCTCTGCGACCTCGACGCTGAGTCGTGCATCACTCGATACACCATCGACGGGGATCAGTACATCCAGGTCAATGCGTGGCTGACTCACCAGAAGATCGACAAGCCTTCTCCATCAAAAATACCACCTCCGCCAGAGCGCTCGCGAGAATTCGCGAAGCCTCGCGAGGACTCAGCTGCGGATCAAGGAAGGGAAGGGAATGGAGAGGATAGCGGCGAGGCTCCGCAAGCGGACTCGCCGCCGCCCTTCATCACGCTGACGCTCGTCGATGGGTCTGAACACCCGGTTCATCAGCAACAGGTGGACGAGTGGTCGCAGGCATACCCCGCTGTTGATGTGCCGCAGGAACTGCGCGAGATGCGGCAGTGGTGCATCACGAACCGGTCGAATCGGAAGACGGCTCGCGGCATCGGTGCGTTCGTGACACGCTGGTTGAGCAAGGAGCAGGACTCGGGTCGAGGGAAGGGAAGGACAAACGGCAGCGACGCGCCATGGGCGGGAGCGATATGAAGGGCATGCAACCGCTCGTGGCGATGCGTCGCGCCGGCTACAAGCCGTCGATGGCCTTCGTGGATGTGGACTCTCCGCTGCACACCCAGCCGGTGTGGTCGCAGTGGCAGCACAACACCCAGGACAGGGCAACGATCGACATCCCGGCCGGCGAGGTGGTGGGCCGGATCGACTGGCGCCCGCTTCTCGGCATGGTGGTCAACGTGTCCGGGACGGATGCAAAGCGCGTGAAGACGGTGGCGCACGCCATCGAGGAAGCCGGCGCAAAGCGGGTCGTCTACACGCTGCTGGAGCAGATCGGCCAGGACGAGTTCGTGGCCTTCAAGACGGTCTGGATGTACGACACAGCGGGCGTGATCGCCCCGAGGGAGGCGCATGGCGCGCACGCTTGAGTTCGACGACATCGACTGGCAGACCTACGAGCGGCAGACGGAAGCGCGGACGAAGGTCCGGCCGGCATCGGCGTTTGCCGAGGACTTGGAGGCCGAGTTCTCCGACAGGCCGCGCACCCAGCAGGCGGTCATGTTCTCGACCAAGCTGCGCGACGTGATCGAGTTCCGGCCGGGCGAGGTGACAGCATGGGCCGGCTACAACGGTCATCGCAAGTCGATGTTCACCAGCCAGGTGTCGCTTGACCTGTGCGTCCAGCGTCAGCGCACGCTGCTGGCGTCGTTCGAGATGTCTCCCGGGAAGACGCTGGCCCGGATGGCTCGGCAAGCCTCCGCAGTGGCCCGGCCGTCGCAGCCGTGGCGCGAGCAGTTCAACCGCTGGTCGGATGGCCGGCTGTGGCTGTTCGACCACCTCGGGCGCATCGATCCGAAGGCGTGCATGGCGGTCTGCAACTACTTCGCGCAGGAGCTCCATGGTCGGCACGTCTTCATCGACTCGATGATGATGGTGTGCGCCTCGGAAGAGTCGATGGACGAGCAAAAGCAGTTCGTCACGGACCTGTGCAGGCTGGCGCAGGAGACTGGCCTTCACGTCCATCTCGTTGTGCATTGCCGCAAGCCGGCGAGCGGCGACGAGTCGAAGCCTCCCAGCAAGTACGACGTTCGTGGATCTGCCGCGATCAGCGATCAAGTCTCCAACGTCATCACGGTCTGGGAGAACAAGGCCAAGCGTGCCTCTATGGAGGCGGGCGACGGCAAGTCGAGCCCGAACGATCCAGACGGCGTGGTGTCGGTGGTGAAGCAGCGCAATGGGGCGTGGGAAGGCGGCATCAAGCTGTGGTTCCACGACGAGAGCCTTCGCTTCTGCGACACGCTGGGCCGCTCGGTCGAGCCGTACTCCATCCGCGATGCCGCATGACACAGGAGCACACCATGAACTGGCCCAACCGTCGCCAAGACCCCAACCTGTACAGCCCTGACGCAAACCAAGGCAGGGGGCCCATCCCAGTCCCCCGAGAAGACACCGTAGACGCCGAGCGCGGTGCTCAGGCGCTGGTGCTTGATGTGGTGTTCGCGATCTGCATTGCGCTGATCCTGTGGGTTGTGTTTACCGGAGCGGACAAGTGATGAGCGAAAAAGACATTGTTGACGTGCTTCGTGTCTCCAAGGCTAAGCCAATGCACCAGCAGGGCATTACGCGAGACGTGCTGCATCAGGCCGCGGACGAAATCGAGCGGTTGCGCGGTCGCCCGGAGCCGGCGCAGCTACCGCGTCGCCTGTGCAAAGACTGCCGTCACATTGAACTGAGTAACGACTTCCAAGAGGTCGGCGCTCGATTTAGGTACGCCAAGTGCGCTCATCCTGATGTGGCCGATTTGGTCGCTGGAGCAGGCGACTCCTATTGCAGCGTGCAGCGTGGGCATGATCTCTCAACGACATGCGGCAAGGCCGGGCGCCGATGGGAGGAGAGGCAGACCGGTTCGAATCCTGCTGGCGAATGGGTTGCAGTCGTTCATTGCCGGCCCAGGCCTTGGTGGAAGTTTTGGGGGTGAGACATGCAAAGCGCACAGATGCGAACCACTCGGCAATTCGCGATGGGTTGCGAGGTCTCGGGTATGTGGTTCTCGACCTATCTGGAGCGGGTGACGGTATTCCTGACTTGGCCGTCGCTGTGGCACCGGGCATGCCGCACTTTTTGGAATTGAAGGATGGGGCCAAGCCACTCAGAGCTCAAAAGCTCACAGCAGCACAAGAGCGCTGGCACTCCATGGCGTGGCAAGTGACGAGCAAGGTCAGGTCGCTGGAAGAGGCGATCAAGGCCCTTGAGTGGGCGAAAGGACGGACATCAATATGAGCAACGAAGTTACCCAAGCCAAGACACTTCAGGAGCGCGTGGGCGCACGCATCCGCGACCAGATCGGCGACCTGATGACCGACGAGGACTTGAAGACCCTCGTGGACAAGGCGCTCCACGAAGCGTTCTTCACGCGGACGCCAATCGAGAAGAGGCTCTGGAACGAGGAGCAGAAGTACGCCGATGCCTTCGCGGTGGCTCACGTGAAGGAACTCCTGAAGTCGCGCGTAGATGCGGCCTGCAAAGCATGGCTCACAGAGCACGCCGACCAACTCGACAAGCACATCAAGGAAGCTATCGGCAACGGGTTCGCAGTCATGTTCCAGTCATGGCTAGATCAGCGTATGGCACAGACTCTGTTCACTTTCGGCGAGCAGTTCAAGCAGAGCCTTCAACTTCGCTGATCGATGAGCTCTGACAACATCATCCCCCGCAAGGAGCCCGGCTTCCGCGCCGCGGGCACAGGCATGGCTAGCACATTCAGATGTGCCAAGTGCGGCGGTTTCCGATGCGCGGTTTGATGCGCGCCATTTGGGTATGCCGCATCGATGGTGAGGGTTGGGCTGGTCACGGGCTGTCGCCACAGATGGCGTACAGGAACTGGAACACGAAGTACAGGAGGTCAGCATGACCTGCTTGGCCTGCGAAAGAGCGAAGGTCAACCCTCACTGTGGCCTGTACGTGAACGGGTGCCGTGGGTGTGACGTGCGAGCAGTCGCTCTAGCCCCGAAGGCACTGAGGCAACACAAGTATGACCAACTACCAGCAAGCGAGAGGCCAGCATTCATCGCAGAGGTAGCGGCAGAGCATCAGAGGTGGCAGGAACTGAGGAAAGGGGTGAGGGTGTGAGCAGATTGGGCGATGAAATGATGAACTGGCCTCTGCGGCGTGTTGCCCAAGCCCTCCTAATCATCGCTGGGTCGATAACGATTGGCGTTGGATCTGGCAGCTTCGGTGTCGGGTGGGGCGTGTTCTGGGTCGCTGTGGCGCTCGCCTTTTATGGCGACAGATCATGACCCAGTGGGAGAGTGATGCGCTGCGGATCGGATGGGAAATCGTTGGGCATCCTCACTGTGGTCATTGGGGCCTGTATTGGGGCGGCGTGTTGGTGAAGGCGTTCAGGACACACGCCCAAGCGCGTGTCTATCTCAGGAAGTACATGCTGAAAGGGGTACTGGAATGCTGATCGGCGAAGAACTTGCAGAGACCGTATCGCGTACAGCCGAGGCGGCGCCATGCACTTGCGGCGGCTATGCAGACAGTGTGCCGGTGACGCCTGAGGAGGATCGAAAGTACGGATGCGGCCGAATGGGCTGCTGCTCAGTCGCGTTCAGTTGCCGGCTGTGCGGGAAGCGCCTCGTGGGTAGCTGCGAAGCACCGGAGATGGATTGATGGACACGAGCCGCCGCGGATTCCTTGGAGCGATGCTGGCCGCTGGCGTAGCCCCGGCCTACGTCGGCGCAAGCGTGCTCATGCCGGTGCGGAAGATCGTCGTCCCTATGGCGAGCGCAAGCGCCTATCCGCCGTGGCCGTCAGACGCTGCGCCGGGGACCATGTGGCACAACACAGAGCGCGGCCATACGTACATCCGCCTTGGTGGGCAAGAAGGCTGGATGAGGATCTGATGGTCACCCTCAACATCAAAACCAACTTCTCCAACGTACAGCGTCAACTAGACGCCATGCGAAAGGACATCGCCACCAAGGCCCTGGCGAGCGCGCTCAACAAGACCACGGAGCAGGGCCGCACGGAGATGAGCCGCCAGATTCGCGCCGAGTTCAACATCACTGCAGCCAAGGTGCGGGAGAAACTGTTCGTGCGAAAGGCCACGTTCGCGCAGGGACGCTTCGGCCTAAGCGCCACCTTGGAGTCGATCGACAAGCGCCGTGGCGTCAACATAATCAACTTCGCTGCAAGGCAGACCAAGAAGGGCCTGACTGCCAAGATCAAGCGGGAAGGCGGGCGTGTGCTGGTATCCGGCAAGGGCTTCATTGGCAACGCTGGCCGGACGGCATTCAAGCGGGTGGGGCCGAAGCGGCTGCCCATCAAAGCGCTGTCCACACTCACCGTGCCAGGCATGTTCAACACCCGCCGCATCAAAGTTAGGGTGACGGCGTACATCCTTAAGAAGTTTCCTGAGGTGTTCGCCAGGGAAGCGGCTTTCTACACTCGACGCTTTAACGGGAGGTGACTATGCGGACCGCCTTGTATCGGCACTACGACGACCACGGAACCCTGCTCTATGTCGGCATAAGCCTATGCGCGATAGGGCGGCTGGCCCAGCACAAGCAAGGGGCACGCTGGTTCGAGTTCATCGCCAAGATCGAGGTCGAGTGGTTCGACACCAGAGAAGAGGCGGAGGCGGCGGAGAGGCTCGCCATTCAAACGTTGGGGCCAGTGTTCAACAACTTGCACCGCAACCACGAGGCACAGGCAAGGACCATCGGAAGCATCAACGAACACGCTGCTCGCCTTGAGGCGGAGAGCGCGGCGATCAAGGCTGATCTTGAGAGGAGCAAAGCAAGTGGTGAGATAGGGGAAGACGGCTTCGCTTGTCCCGAGTACCTGATACGCAATGTGTGGGCTGAGGCGCTGCGGCCCGCGCTATGCGACAGAGACGGACAGCGCATCCTTTGTTGAATCAATGTGAAAGTGAGTGGGTCCTTACCCGGTGTGCCCCATATGCGGGTCGGGTCGACTCTCGAAATAGCGCTAGAGAACGATTTTTAGTTTTGGTGAACAGGTGAACAAACCCCTTACGCAGCGAGAGCTAGCCGTTGCCTTGGACATATCCCCGGCGATGGTAAACAAGCTCATCAAGCAGGGGATGCCTGGGCACTCGGCTGTGGCTGCTCGGGAGTGGCGACGGAAGCACTTGAACGTAGCCCAGCGCAAGCCAGACCCCGAGGGGCCGGACGAGTCTCGGGATGCAGCTCGTACTAGACGGGAGATTGCTGAGGCCGACATCGCCGAGGCTAAGGCGGCGGAGTTGAGCCGCGAGCTCATCCGCCGTTCATCTGTAGAGCGGGCCGAGGAGAAGAAGGCCGCGGCCGTGCGGGAGAGCCTGCTCCAGATGCCGGCCCAGCTTGCGCCTGTAGTTGCGGCGGAGTCTGACATCGCTAAGTGCCAGGACGCCATCATGGACGCTGTCCTGCTGGTCCTGGGGCGCATCAGCGGGGCGAGCAATGGGCGCGCGTGACCTCGCTTTTGATGACGCCGAGGCGGATGCCATATTCGACCGCATCTGGCGAGAGCAGTGCGCGCCGCCGCCGCAGTTCACGGTGACAGAGTGGGCGGAGGCGAACCGCATCCTGTCGGGCAAGGATTCCGCCGAACCCGGGCCGTACAGGGTGCGCCGGACGCCATATGCCCGCGAACCGCAAGACTGCCTCGGCGCCCGCAGTGACGTGGAGGAAGTCGTCTTGATGTGGGGGGCACAGACCTCCAAGACGACCGTTGGGACGAACTGGATTGGCTACACCATCGACCACAACCCGGGTCCGATGATGGCCCTGTGGCCGACCCTGAGTGTCGCCAAGCGGAACAGCCGGCAGCGGCTGACGCCGATGTTCCAGGCGACCGAATCGCTGCGCCGCAAGATCAGCCCGCAGAAGTCGCGCGACGAAGCGAACACGATGCTCCTGAAGGACTTCACGGGTGGCGTGCTTGCGATTGTGGGGGCGAATGCTGGCGCAGACCTCAGTTCCATGCCGATGCGCGACATCTTCATGGACGAGGTGGACCGGTACCCGATCGAGATCCCAGGTGAGGGTCGGCCCGGTCAGCTAGCCGAGGCGCGGCAAACCTCTTTTTCCCGTCGCAAGCGGTTGAAGACCAGCACGCCGACGGTGAAGGAGGCGAGCGAGATCGAGGCGGCATACCTCGCTAGCGATCAGTGCCGGTACTACGTGCCGTGTCAGCACTGCGGCGAGTTCCAGCCGCTGGAGTTCGGCGCCGACAAGCCGCACGGGCTACGCTGGGACAAAAACGAGAAGGGCCAGCCGATTCGGGCATCGGTGCGGTACGTGTGCCGGGTCAACGGGTGCGAGATCAAGGAGCACGCCAAGACCGCAATGCTGGACGCTGGCCGTTGGGTGGCGGAGAACCCGCTTGCTGATGGCAAGGTCCGCGGCTTCCACCTCTCCAGCCTCTACAGCCCGCTCGGGTGGCTGAGTTGGTTCGATATCGCCAAGGAGTGGGTTGCCGCAATGGCGGCGGTGGCGAAGGGCGACCTATCCCTGCTGCGGGTGTTCATCAACACACGTCTTGCGGAGACGTATGAGGACCATGGCGAGCGCGCGAATGAGCACGAGCTCCGCAAGCGTGCCTCTGAGATTCCGTTGCGGGTGGTGCAGGACGGGCACTGCGTCATGACGCTATCCGTGGACGTTCAGCCTGATCGCCTGCACTGCGGCCTGTGGGCATGGGGTCGCGGTATGCGTCGCCAGCTTGTGGACCGGCACATCATCACGGGCGACGCAGCGCTGCCGGAGGATGCCCAGGGCTCGCCATGGGCGGAGCTCACGGAGTACCGCCGTACATCTGTCATGAACGTCCATGGACGAGAAGTGCCGCTGCTTTGCACGATGGTGGACTCCGGTGGGCATAACACCCAGGCGGTCTACGCATATGTCCGTGCGCACGGAGCAGAGCGCGTCATGGCGATCAAGGGTCAGAGCCAGGCGCGCAAGCCGATCATCGGAAAGCCAAGTGAGGTAGGCATTAACTGGCGCGGCCTCAAGCTCAAGCGCGCCGTGAAGTTGTGGCCCATTGGTACTGACACGGCCAAGGAAGAGTTCTACGGCCGGTTGCGGGTGGCTGCGCCCGGTCCTGGCTATGTCCTTCTGTCCAAGGCGCTGCCGGACGAGTGCTTCGAGCAACTCACATCGGAGCGGCTTGTCACCAAGTACGTGAAGGGACGCAAGAAGTCGGAGTGGGTGTTGCCGCCCGGCAAGAGAAACGAAGACCTTGACTGCTCTGTGTATGCCCTTGCTGGCGCGCACTGGGCCGGCGTCGATCGGTGGGGCGAGGGCGACTGGAAAAAATACGAGCGCCGTGTTCAGCCACTTCCCGTGGCCGCCGAACCTGCTCCGCAAAAGCAGCCGGCGACAGAGCCTGCTCCGCAGCCAGAGCCTGAACCGAAGTTACCACAACCGCCGGCAGAAGCGCCAGCCCCGGCGGAGCGTCCGGTGAAGAAGAGAGGCCGCATCCGTGGTGGATTCGGCGTTGGGAATTCTTGGAGATGACATGAATGATTCGCGCCGCACCACCGCAAGCAATTACGCCATCGTGGCATCGACACTCGCCCTTGTGCTATCTGGCACCTTGATCTCCAAGGAAGTGACGGAGTCAGTGGAGCGCTCCCGCTCCGAGAAACTCATGCAAGAGGCGATGGAGGCAAAGGCCAACATCGTGGCGTACGAGGCCTGCGTCGAACGCGCGGTGAAGCTCGGCAAGGTCAAGGGCTTCACACGCACCTGTCAGAAGACGGAGCGCGAGCGCTATGCCCTGGTGCTGCGCGATGGCGATCCTCCGCAAACCAGCAACGAGATCGTCTGGTATGGCCGCGACTACCCACGAGCGTCCGTTGAGGATGAGGCCGAGAGGCGCGCGCAGGCGCAGGCCAACCCCTCGGCGTACTGGAGCCCGGCGGTCATCGACGGCTGGAACCTGCAGTACCTAGAACGTGCCGAGAAGGAGCTGCAAAGGAGCCACAAGCCATGATGACCGACCAACAACGCGAGGCAGCCGCGCGAGAGTTGTGCAGGCTGCGTGGGGTGGACCCGGATCGGATGGTGACTCGCGAGAGCGGACCTGTTGAAACACCAGCGTGCTGGGTGAACGGGACCTATTGCGTCGCCACGAAAACGTCAGCCATCTGGACGCAAGCGCAATGGCGCGAGGTCGCCGCCGAACTCCTCGCCCACGAGCAGATGCAGGCCGCCATCGCGGCCGGGATGCGGAGTTCGACATGAAGCACAAGGTCAGTGAGTTGGATGGTCCGCTGCTGGACGCGGCGGTGGCGCTTGCCAATGGCTGGACGATTGAGGGCGGGCACATATGCATCAGGGGCCGCCCGATCTTTGCGACGCGCGTCTACACGCCGACTAAGACATGGGACATGGGAGGCCCGATCATCGAGCGCGAGCACATCACCGTCGCTTGGGAAGATGGTGAGTGGCTGGCAATTTGGCCCGTAGATGAGTCAACCATTGCGGGCGCGGTGCTCGCCTGCGTCAATACGCAGGCTGGGCCAACCGCACTCATCGCGGCCATGCGCGCCTACGTCGCAAGCAAACTCGGCGACGAGGTGGAACTGTGATCGAGAAGACCACCCGCACCGGCCTAGTCACCACCTTGGCCGAGCGCTCCGCGAAACATCCCCGTATACAGACGGCTGTCATTGCTGCGGTGCAAAGCGTGCTGCCCGGGGTGATCGAGGAACTGCTGTGGGAGATGGCCCCGCAAGGGGAGCAACTGCGCATCTACAAGCCTAAGATCGGCAAGGCGCACAAGGCTGCACGGGATGAGCGCATCCGAGCGCTGCTCCGTGATGGGCAAGCAACATCCAGCATCGCGGCGCGAGAAGGAGTCAGCGCGCGGCACGTTTTCCGCATCAAGGCGCAGCTTGTGGCTGCGGTGGAGGTTGAATGATGGACGAGACGACCGACTGGGCAAGTCTGCAATACAGGACTGTAGCGTGCCGTCTCACGCTGCGTGAGACCTATCTCGGCATGTCACTGAAGACGGAGGTTGCGGCGCTACGTGGCGCGGTGGTCCACCTTACGCCGCTGTGGCAATGCGAAGATGATGAGCGTTATCCCGGCGAATGGGCACTAGGTGATGCGCGTGGGCATGACGCCTTGGGCGAGGCTGGGATAAGTTGGATTGCCAGTGGCGACGTGACCGTACTCAACGAGGCTGGAGGACAGTGATGGACAAGAGCCTGATCGAACGGCTGTCCAAGGAGGCTGGTCTCGCATACGAGTACGACGGCAAACTCATTGCCCGCACCGATCTTGAAGGTGGTGCCGACATCAGTGATGAGTTGCAGAAATTCGCCTCCCTAGTGGCTGAAGAGTGTGCCAAGTTGTGCGAGGCGCGCGAGTGTCACGAGACAGACTGGGACACGTCGGACTGGAATCAGGCTGTGAGCGGGTGCGCTTACGACATCCGATCCAAGTTCAGGAGCACGCCATGACCGCATGGTTGATCGCGCAAATTGGGATGACTGCTTTTGTGGTGGGCATGGCGCTGTGGTGCGTAGCCGTCTCTATCGATGGTCCGGCAAGCCGTGGCGGCGTGGTGGAAAGGATCGCCCAATGCATCGGAATCGTGTCTATCGCCTCCAGCCTGTCTGGGACCTTGATGATCGCAGGCGTGGTCATCTGGAGTCTGTGGCGATGATCCAATCCAAGTTCAGCATGGCAGACGTGCGCCGGACGCTCCTGGCTGCGTACAAGAAGCTTTCAGCCACTCCGGAAGGTATCAGTGGCAAGTCGTCCGAAGGGTGGTGCGAACTCCAGTTCCCGGCCATTTGGGACTACCTGGACGGCAAGGATGGCTTCGATGAACCGTGCGGGCTGACGATCTACTCGTATGCCCTTGGCCCAAGCCGACAGCACTACATCAATCGCGGACCTGTTGACTGTCAGGTGAATTACTACACATGGGAGTCGCCCGACATCTTCCGTAAGGCGGTTGAGGTGATCGAATCATGGGCCGCAGACATTGACGAGCCGGCCGGCTGACAGGTTCCACCCTTAATTTGTCAGCGCCATCCCGGAACCATCGCCCCTGGATGGTGGGGCAAGCACCTGTGACCTGTTCCATGGCCCCGCCCCAAAGGGGAAGCCATGGCTCAATTCCGCGCCGATGCATGCGGCACCACGTCCACGTCCACCGGCACGGGCGCCTTCACTCTCAGCACGACCGCCCTTGAAGGGCACAGGACGCCGCAGGCTGCTGGCGTTCAGGTCAGTGACACCTTCGCCTATCGGATCAAGCACACGACCGCCGATGAGTGGGAAGTCGGCACTGGCACATACTCGTCAGCCAACACGCTGACCCGGACGACGGTGGTCGCCAGCAGCAACAGCAATGCTGCGGTCAACTTCAGCGCCGGCACGAAACAGGTTTTCGTGACGATGCTGGCAGCGGAGGTGCTGGATGTCGGCTCCGACGTTCAGGCGTTTGACCCGCAACTGCAGCAGATCGCTGACCTGACCGACCCCAACGCGGATCGGCTCCTGTTCTGGGATGACTCGGCGGGCAGGTACGAGCATCTGACACTCGGGACAAACCTGACCATCACCGGCACGACGATCGACGCGGCCGGCGGCGGTGGTGGTTCGACGACCCTCGACGGGCTGACCGATGTAGTCGTCACGTCGCCGACGCTGGGTCAGGTGCTCAAGTACAACGGCACCAACTGGCAGAACGACACGGACGCCACGGGCGGTGGATCCGTCAGCCTCGACGACTTGGCGGACGTGGCGATCACGACCCCGGCGTCAGGCCACGTCATCCGCCACAACGGCACCCAGTTCGTCAACGCGCTGGGTACGACGCATTTCGAGGCGGCCGGCGCTGTTGCGGCCCACGCTGGCGTCACCTCCGGCACCCACGGTATCACGGCTGCTGCGGCCACGGTGCTGGATGACGCCACCGTCGCGGCGATGGTGGACACGCTGGGCGGCGCGGCTTCGACCGGCACTGGCGGGCTTGTCCGGGCGACTGGCGCCGCGCTAGTTGCTCCTGACATCGGCACCCCGGCGGCCGGCACGCTCACGAACTGCACGGGTCTTCCGATCAGCACCGGGGTCGGTGGCCTCGGGACGGGTGTTGCGGCCTTCCTCGCTACCCCATCCAGTGCCAACCTTCGCACGGCTTTGACCGACGAGACCGGCACGGGCGCTGCGGTGTTTGCCACGTCCCCGACGCTCGTCACTCCGGTTCTCGGTACGCCGACCAGCGGCACCCTGACGAACTGCACCGGCTTGCCTGTCTCGACTGGCGTGTCAGGTCTCGGCACCAACGTTGCCACCTTCCTTGCCACCCCGTCGAGTGCCAACCTCGCTGCGGCCCTGACGGATGAGACCGGCTCAGGCGCGGCGGTGTTCGCGACATCGCCAACCCTGACGACGCCGAACCTCGGCACGCCGTCGGCTGCAACCCTGACGAACGCGACTGGCCTGCCGATTTCAACCGGTGTTTCCGGGCTCGGCGCTGGCGTTGCGACGTTCCTTGCGACGCCTTCCAGCGCGAACCTGCGCTCCGCGCTGACCGATGAGACCGGGACTGGGGCCGCCGTCTTCGCCACCTCGCCGACGATCACGACTCCTACCTTCTCCGGGATCACGACTCAGGACGGCGCTGAGATTCTGACTGCCAACGCCATGGGCGCGCTGGTAATCGATACGACGAAGGTCATTAACACCAAGTCGATCAGCGCAGATTCGACGTTCACGTTTAGCACGGCGGCAGGCACTGCCAACAAGTGGTTCCAGCTCATCGTCACGAACACGGACTCTGCGCCGCATCAACTGACGATGCCGTCGTGTTTCAACATGGCGACCGGGACGACCGCCGCGCATGTGCTTGTCATCCAAGCTAACGGCAAACTGCACCTGACGATTCGGGATGACGGCACGGCGTACAACCTGTACGGCGACGGCGGCTACCTGAACAAGTACGACGCCACCGCGGCGCCGGCCGTCACCGACGACATCGCGGACGGCTACGGCCCCGGATCGTTCTGGCTGAACGTCACCGGCAACGCAGCCTACATCTGCGAGAGCAACGCGGCTGGCGCAGCGGTGTGGCATCTGCTGAACGACGGCGCTGGCGGCGGCATCAGCGATGGCGACAAGGGCGACGTCACCGTTTCGGGCTCCGGCACGGTGTGGTCCGTCGATGCGTTCACGGGCGCATCTCAGGGCGATGTCCTGTACCGCAACGCCACGACGTGGACGCGACTTGCCGCTGCTGCGTCCAGCAAGTACTACCTCCAAAGCGGCGGATCGGCCGCCAATCCGTCATGGGCTCTGCCGCTGGACCTTGGCGCCACGAGCGCGATTGCCTCGTCGGCGACAACCAACATTGGCGCGCTGGCCGGCTCGAAGATTTCGATCAGTGGTACGTCGGCAATCTCTGCCTTCGACACTGTCGCGGCGGGCATCACCAAGTACGCGATCGCTACCGGCGCCTTCACGCTGACGTACAACGCCACGAGCATGAACCTGCCGGGCGGCGCCGATATCACGGCTGCTGCTGACGATGCGTTCTGGGTAACGTCTTCTGGCTCTGGCAACTGGCGTGTCACCAACTATTCCCGCGCGAGTGGCCTGCCGCTCGTGCAGAAGACGGTGCTGGCTGTTGCTGTAGGCGACGAGACAACGGCACTGACCACCGGCACGGCGAAGGTTACCTTCCGCATGCCGTACGCCATGACGCTGACGGCGGTGCGCGCCAGCGTGACGACCGCGCCGACGGGAGCGACCCTCATCGTTGACATCAACGAGGGCGGTAGCACGATCATGACGACTAACAAGCTGTCGATCGACGCCACCGAGAAGACCAGCACCACAGCAGCGACCGCTGCCGGTATCACCGATACCGCGCTGGCCGATGACGCCGAAATCACGATCGACATCGATCAGGTCGGCAGTACGGTGGCAGGGGCCGGACTTAAGGTGTACCTAATCGGCACGATGAGGCCGTGATGATTCTCGGCTCGCTCTTGCCGATGCGGCAGAAGCGCCGGGTGGTGTCGTCCGGCGGCGGTGGTGGTGGCTCGGAATTAACGTCGTTCACGCTGACCACTACTGCGGCGAATAGCACGTACCCGTTTCCACCGGTCGGCTTGACGTTCGCGGACGGTGAAACGATGTCAGTGGCGACTGACCTGACGAACTATCAGGTCGATGTCACGGCCCACTGGCCGAGTGGCTATGTGCGCCATGCGTTCATCACCGGCCGTGCCTCAATGTCGCCCTCTGCGGCGGTGAGCGTCACCAACGGGACACCGCCGAGCGGGACTGCCATTACGCGCTCCAACATCGGCGCATCTGCCGTAACCGGAGCCTACACGATCAGTGCCGGCGCGCATGGGTCCGTGACTTTCAACATTGAAACCGACGCCGTAGAGACACAGTGGTACGAGGGCCACGAGATGTCGGAGTTCCAGTATGTAGCCCCGATCGGCTCGTCTGGGATGCTCGCATGGCTGTACACGCAGGTCTACCAGAATGGGCAGGTGAGGGCGAAGGCCATCATCGAGAACCCGATGCTGGACAACGGGGCCGGCGCTACTTCGACGAACGTGGACCGGACTTTCACTCCGTCGTTCACGCTCAATGGAACGGTTGTCTGGAACAACGGCAGCGCCTCGCTCACTGTCTACAAGGGATCGAGCATCCAGGCGGAAAACAGCTATGACGGCTGGTACTGGGTCAACGGAACCGACCCACAGATTCAGCCGCCTGCGTACAACATGTCGCACTGGCGCGCCTCGAAGATGGTCACGAACCAGGGCTACACCGGGGCCGATGCGGCAACGCTTAACGGGCTGGACGGCACCTATGCGGCGATGGGGCGAAACGTTCTCGCCGAGGACATGGGCGGCACCGGAGAACAACCGCAGATTGGCCTTCTCACGTCGTCGGACGCCTTCTGGATCGCCACGGGTGATGCCCGCGCTTATCGGGCCATGGTCGCGATGGCGTCTTCGCTGCGCTCGTATGCAATCTGCGTTCGTGCCAAGAACACGGACGACATCCCAAAGCCGTCAGACTTCGCCAATTGGGATCAGGGTGGGCCGAGCGGCGGAGGCAACCCAGGAACGGCAGCCGGTGTGCTGGAGTGGGAGGCCAACCACCATGGCTCGGGTGGCTACGTAGCCTACTTGGTGACTGGTGATCGCTGGCATTACGACACGATGGGGCTGCAGGCCGCGTTGTGCTACCTGTCGGCCGGGAACTCCAAGGGCAACGGAACATCGCGTTTGATCCAGACGCACCAGACGCGCGGCCACGCCTGGGAGTTGCGCACAATCGGCCAGTACGTCGCGGCGGCACGCGATACGCACTTGCAAGCTGGAGGTATTGCTGCCGAATACCGCACGCTGCTGTCCACCAACTACGACAGCCTGAACACGATCCGCCAATCTGGTGCTACTCAGGTTTGGAGTGGTGCGCTTTACATCTACGACTTCGGTGGACCGACCGGCAACACCACCGGATGGGACTACCCGGCCAGCGCCGGCAGTCCGCACCTTGGATCTATCCCGCCGTGGCAACTCGATTTCGTCACGATGACGCACGGGATGCTGTCAGACCTGAAGCCGCTCACGTCGATGACGAACCAGAACGCGGTTCGCGATCACCACTACAAGTGGATCGTCGGGCGGATGGGTATCAGCGGCGCCTATCAGGACTACGACGGCATGCGTGGCGCGAGCTACGGCCTCAGGTTCGCGACGGATGGCTCTGGGGCCACGTGCTATCAGTCGTGGGGCGAAGTGTTTGCAGTCAGCTACGGGGCTGGCAACAGCGTCGCAGGGACTGCGCGCCAGGGCACCAGCGGGAGCGACCCGACCAACATGGTCGGAGACAACTACTGGGCGATTGCGAACGCGGCGCTGTGCTATGCCGTGGACCACGGCGCCACGGGGGCGTCAGACGCATACCTGCGGCTGACGTCATCCGATAGCTGGTCGGCCAACGCATCGAGCAGTTGGAACAACTATCCGAAGTGGGCCTTCGTTCCTCGTGTAACAGCGACTGCCACCGCGCTTCCGTTCACGCCGCCTAGCACGACGAACACCTCATTGAAGGTGATTAACACTGTGAGTGCTACGGCCTCGTCGGTACGTGCTTCTACGCATACCGCGTCCGAGCAGGAGCAGGCGCTGTTCAACAGCTACTCAGGCACTGCCTACGTCAAGAACTTCAGCTATCCGCTCGGTGCGCGTGTGAAGTGGCTCCCTGGCGGGCACAACAATGCCGGCATTTATGACGCGATCGTCAACAACCTGACGACGAAGTCATGGCAGCGCGTGCCGAACATCAACGGCACAGGCGGGGCGAACTACACGGCGGCCTCATACCAGGGCTCAGGGTTCCCAGCCGGTGACACTACCGGCAGCCCCTACTACGCGATCACTGCGGCGAACAATGCTGCTGGAGAGTTGGCCGCACCAGCGCACCAGTACGGCCAGTTGCAGCCGCTTGAGCGCGGAACGCTCGGGTCCGTCATTACGGTTGGCAGGGCTGGTGCAACGGCGGACTCGTTCGAAAGCCCAACCGCGCACTACGTTGACCTTTCGACTGGACTCACGAAGCGTGCTGTCACGGGCACCTTCGCTGGCGTCGGATTCGTTGGTTGCGCCGCCTACGACCCAACGACTCAACGCTACTACGTCACGGCGTTCAACAACGGGCAGACGCAACTCGCCTATCTACAGGTGAACCCGACGAGCTACGCCTGGAGTACGACGTCGAGCTTCTCGTCGCCGTCGCAGCAGGGCGGCGACTACTGGTCGAGTGTCATCTATGACTCGGCACGACTGCTGTTGATCATGCACGGCAGCCACCTCCAAGCATGGCAACTCGGCAACTTCGCGGCCGGGCAGACGTCGCTCACACTGTCCGGCACCTTGCCATCGCAGAACGGCATCAACTGGGTGTGGCACCCGGTCAATAAGGCGTTCTATGCGCGGATCAACCAGAGCGGGAACACGCTCCATGTGCTGACTCCGCCAGCGAGCAGTCCTCTCACCAACGCATGGACCGTGAGCACGATCACGGTAGGCGGCGACGGCCTGCCGGCATGGAACTACGACGGCGGCAGCAACAACCAGAACTATCGGCCGCTCGACTGGGTTCCGCACATCAACTGCCTTGTCCACGAGGCAGACGCCAACGACACCTACTACATCAAGGTCTGAACCATGGAATACGTAAGCGGCAACATCCTCCTTCGCGAGATGATTTTCGAGAATGCCGGCGACTCGATCATCGGCCACGAGCACACCTTCGATCACACGACCTACATCCCGCACGGGGCACTGCGCGTGGAACTGCTGGATGCCGAAGGTGATGCCGTGAAGTCGGTCGTGAAGCGCGCCAGCGAGCGGCATAACTGGGTGCTCATCAAGGCCGGCGTGCGGCACCGCATCACCGCCGTGGAAGACGGCAGCATCGGGCACTGCGTCTATGCCCACCGCGTGCCGCAGGCGCTGGTGGACCACAAGGGCAAGGATCCCGAGTACGACGCGCTGCTCGACAAGCTCATGGCCATGGCCGATGAACGCTTCGGCCAGATCGTGCAGGTGTACGACGGCTGGGAAAAGGCTTACGCCTAAGAAGGACGGACACCCATGTGTGAACTGTTGGTGCGCGTCATCGACAAGGTGAATGCGGACGACCCCTACTTGGACGCGCAATGCACGAAGCGCGGGGATGTCATCGTCGCCGTCCCCGACGGATGGGAGTGGGGGCGAGCCGAACTTGACGACCCGCAGTACAGCATTGTCAGGGTGCCACTGGTGCCGCTCGCTGTCGGCGAGTCGTTCCTAGGCCGAGAGTTCAACACCAACCCGTCAGCGCCAAGCCGAATGCTTCAGCGGCGCGCGTTCCGGCTCGATATCGATGCGCTGCCAGCGGACACCGCGACCATGACTGCCGACGACATCATGGCGCGCAAGGTGCGCAAGCCGAAGCGGCCTGACCCGAACATCTTGGGAGGCGGCGATGACTGACCGCACCATCGGCAGTGGCGGCGACTACTCTACGCTTCAGGCGTGGGAGGACGCCTCCCCGGCCAACCTCGTGACGGATGGGAACATCTGGCGCGGCCTGATGTTGTCGGGGTTCAATGCGACCGCCAGCGGAACCGTCCTGACCATTGCCGGCAGCACGGTGGACTCCACGCATTACAAGGAATTGACCACCAACACTGGGGCGAGCTTTGCAGACCACGCCAACAAACTGACAAACGCACTCCGTTGGAATAGCTCCAACGGGACCAGCATCAGCGCGGGGGATAACTACGGCGCGGCCGTGATCGTCAGCGAGCAGTACGCGCGCCTGACGAAGCTACAGATTCAGGGCAACGGCGGTCGTGAGGCGCTGCTCATCAACAACGGCGGTAACTACGTCGTTTCGCAGTGCATCATCGAAGGGCAGGCAGATGCATCGCACGGTGTGCTCACCAGCACCCCAACGGCAGGCATCGTCAAGAATTCAATAATCGTCAAGCGCTCGGCGAATGCCGGCTCCATTTGCTCTGTCCAGGGCAATGTGAGCATGTACAACTGCACGATCGCGAAGCCAAGTGGTTTGGCCGGCTCGTCTGCTGGCATTGCGTACTCGTACACATCGGGCACGACGACGCTGCAAAACTGCGCCGTATTCGGTGTGTCTGCCGTATCCAGCGGCAGCGCGACCACCAGCTACACGACGTGCCGCACCGACGTTGCTTCGCCGCCGACCGGCTTCACGCAGATCACATACAACACGACGACCGGCTCCGGCTTCGAGAACATCACCGACGCGACGCGCGATTACCGCATCAAGTCCACGTCGGCCATGGTCGATGCTGGAACGACGGATGCGACGAATGCTGCGGCCGACATCGTTGGCACAAGTCGGCCCGTCGGCGCCGGCTACGACATTGGTGCGTGGGAGTACGACACCCCTCCGGTAGCGTCGAGTGCTCCGGCGTTCTTCCTGTTCTCCTGCTGAGGATGAACGATGCTGTCCGTGATCGCTACAGCCCGTAGAGCACAGCGCAGGAATGCGCCAACGCCGTATTTCGTTGGACAGGTTCTGCGTGTCGTGCTGCCGGTTGGATATCACGGCCAGATCTTCATTCAGCGCAACGGAGTGGACATCTCTGGCGCACAGAGCGCGGCCGGCGCCTCGTACTACGAGTACACAGTCCAAGCCGCTGACGATGGCGCCACGCTGACGCCGCGCGTCGTCGGCCTGACACTCGATACCACAGCACCGCGGCGCCACGGCGTGCAGATCCTCATCACAGCGCCGGATGAGGTGCTCATCACCTACAACAAGCAACTGTCCACCAACGCGCTTGGTGCGGCGCAGTTCGTCGTCGCCGGCACTGTAGCCACGGCCAAGACGGTCCTGTCAGCCACTGCGGCTGACAACACGGTCAAGGTCAAGGTGTCTAGCAACTTCGTTCCAGGCGATCTGCCAACGATTGCCTACACGCAATCGGCCACGGACTCGCTGCGGGTGAAGGACTACGCCGGCAACCTCGCCCCCAGCTTCTCTGCGGTGACGGTCGCCAACGGGTTCCCGGTGCCGGCAACGGCTGCAACGCTGGTGACGACGTTCACCGTACTGACAAGCGGTGCTGGCGGGTTCGTGTACTCGGGCAGCGGCGGCACCACGCAGTGCCACCCGCTAACGCAGGCGACGTTCGGCAGTTCTGCGCATCAGGCCAAGCTGGAGACAAGCGGCTGGGTGGAGATGCAGGTTGCCGACACCGATGCGGCGGTCCGCTCCATCGCGCTGAAGATGAACACGTCGGCCGGGCAGACGCTCAACGAGATGGACCACTCGGTCCGCGTCACCAATGGCACGGCACGCCCGTTCCAAGACGGCACGGCGGTTGGGTCGCTGTACACGTTCTCGAGCCCGTCGTCGCTTTGCCGCGTGCGCATCCGCCGAGACATGCCGTCTGGTGAGGTTCACTTCGACACGTCGGAGGACGGCGGCATCAGTTGGGAACTTCAGTACACCTGGACGCTGGTGTCCGATCCAGAGGTGTACATGCACCCATGGTGCAACAACCCAAGCACGAGTGTCGCCGCGATCGGCTGCGCGCTCCAAGGTTTCGTCTCTCGGGGATTCTGATGCTCGGACTTAGAAAGCTCACGATCGCCGCTCTCCTTGCATCGGTTGCCGGTGCTGTGGCCGGCTTCTCGGTCAATCTTCCGAGCGTCGATCTTGGCGGTGGAGTGATGGGGCAACTGGACAGCGTCGCTGCACCGAGTTATCCGGTGGCTGCTGCTGCCGGCGTCTTCGAGATGTGGCCCTCGCTCCAGTTCGAGGTGAACGGTGGTGCGTTGCCGGCGCCGAGCTACGGCTTCTCAACGCTGCGCAAGCGCGACAACACGAGCGGCGCGATCCAACCGGAGTCGACGCCAGACGGCGGCGCCTTCCGCATCGTATGCGCGACCAGTCATCTCGGGTTCTTCGATCCAATCGTCTATCCACCGGTCGGCGGCGTCGGCTACCCGAAGAAGAGCCACCTACACAACTTCTTCGGAAACTCAGACATCTCCGAGTTGACTGCGCCGACCACGCAACTTGCGACGGTCGGGCGCAGTAGTTGCGTTGGTGGTATCGCGAACCGCAGTGCGTACTGGGTGCCGGCGGTCGTCGACACGACGACGGGCTTCCCGGTCATCCCCTACGCAAACATCGTCTACTACAAGAATGAGTCAGCTTACCGCAAGGCCAACCTGACTGCGGTGACGGTGCCGCCTGCCGACTTGCGCATCATTGCAGGCAACCCGGCGAACACATCGACGACGCTGGGCAACACCTACCGCTGGGAATGCCCGCTCGGACAGAACTTCTCGGCCACGATCCCGGGCGCCGGCTGCGCCAACGGATCAGACGTGCAGCTGATCGTGTTCTTCCCGCAGTGCTGGGATGGCGTGAACCTCGATTCGGTGAATCACCAGAGTCACATGGCCTACGAGAACCCATCGACGGGCTGCCCCGGTACGCACCCGGTGATGATCCCGCAGATTAGCTACAACATCCGCTACAAGGTCAGCGCCAGCGCCAGACCCGAGAACTGGCGCCTAGCCTCCGATACCTACGCGCTCGGCTACGCTGCAGGTGGCCTGAGCGCCCACGGCGACTGGTGGAACGGCTGGAACTCCTCCGTGCTGACGCAGATGGTGCAGGGCTGTCTGCATGCCTCGCTGAACTGCCACGCCCACCTTCTCGGGCTTACCCCCAATGAGACGCTGTATTGAGCTTGCGCTCGTGCTCGTCGCCGCGCTCGCGCCGTTCTTCGCGGTGCGCGCCTGGCGGTACGAGCAGCAATTGGCCGAGGTGAAGGCCGAGATTGCCGCCACGAGCGCGATGTGCACGGCACCGGCC